CGAGGAATATCAGCACGAGGAACCATAGCAAAATTATGGGCATCGACAGATTTATTATGAAACATAAAAACTCCTAAAAAAAAGAAAAAAGTGGCCCCGAAAGGCCACAAGGGTCATGACGACTGCAAAACATCCTTAGCACGAACAAGGACCTGCGGCTCATTATTAATAAATGCGCCTTTAGAATCATCGAACTCACCAAGCAAATACAAATCAAAATCATCAGGATGCTTATTAAGCTGATTATCAACTGCAACACGATTTACTTCATCAGTGAAATCGCGAATAGCAACATTACGATGAGGAACAAAAAACGGACGGTTAAAAACATCGGCTGCGCGATCTTTAACAGAAACAACAAACAAAATCATGATATGACCTTTAAATTATACGTTTTGAAAGAGCAGCTCTAGAAGAGCTAACAAGAGAACGCGAACGCTTACGGACCGGAGGGTCCTCATAAGCTTTACGCTCAAGGTCTAACTCGGCACGAACCGAAGACCTATACTGCATATCCAGTGCAAGATCGGATCCAACCTCCTTTAACAAAGTTTTATAAAAACGAGGAACAGGGGCCTTAGTCCCCTGAACAGTAATAACTGACGCATGCGGAAAAACATCAGTCATAAAAAAATCCCGAAACCATGAGCGGCCAATGCCTTTACTCATAACTAAAAACTCGGGATTAGGCAAAACAACTTCACCAGTAACTTCATCAACATAAAGCGGTTCAGGCTTTTGCAAGCCCTTAATCTTTTTCAAGATATATCGGGCAATGTATGCAGCAGACTCAAAATTAAGAGTACCAATCAAATGATTACCCTTAGGCCATAACTTAGTGACGGTTGCAGAAGTAAAAGTAAAATCCCCATTAGAACTGCCAAACCGTAAACGGTCATCAGAAAAATCCACGCCAAATAACGCAATATGAAAATGAGGCCTTCGAGAAAGATCACCATACTCACCTGAGGCAACATAACGAAACTTAAAACCAGCTTTACGCAAACGCTTGAAAAACCGCTGAAGGTCATCCTTAAAAAGTTGACCATGTTCAGGAAGCCAATCATCGTTATACGTGAGGTTCAGCATACAAGACACCTTGTGCATCTGTTGCTCGTGAGTTATACGAATAGCCCATTCTCTCGAATAAGCCAAACGACACTCTATACACTGACCGCATTTCGTAGGGCCGTGGGTGGGATGTGACCATAGTGATGTACACACCGATACCTTACAGGCGTATACCACCGCGCATAGGGCCAGCGGTAATGTTAATCAACTTGGTAGTTGATATGTTACGTTTGAAAGAAGAAGCGCTTGAGCGCTTATTGGCATTGTGACGGTGCAAAGGCTTCATAATTACTCCAGTAGAACAGAAAAACAAAAAGGTGTCAATAGGCACAGTTACATCAAGTAGCGAACTGTGCCTACCAGCGATTAAGCAGCAGGAGCTGCATCGACCGGAGGACTCTCCTTAGGTTGTGGCACTGCCAAACCAAGGCGAACCGCCTCCTCATAATTCGCTTCATCAGCGAAAAACTCCAAAAACTCCTGTGGGGAGTTATGGAATCTAGCACGAACTTTTGCGTCCATCCGCATAAAGTTCTCATCAGCCTGACGAACAACGTTCATAGCAGACTGAAAATCAAAAACGCCCTCGTAATCAACATACTGGGGCATAGAGACTGGATCAGGTAAATGACCAGTCTTCATAAAACGATCAACAATATTGTTGATATCAGACTCATCGCGAAATTGCTGCTGAGTCAAAGAATCATCCAAACACTTCAAACCAAACTCGTTAGAACGAGCATCAAAATTATCATAAGCAGAAGCAAACTTCATAAAAACTCCTTAACGTCTCAACATACGAAAAATGTTCATAACAGTATCAACCAAAGGTTTGTACTGTCCGAACTCCTTACCCAAATTATCGGCTTGCTGAATAGCTTTCAAATCAGCAGCCACCAAATCGGATTCATTCAAAGTCTTCAAAGCAAGAGCAAAAATTTGCTGCTTGCGCTGCTCTTCAGTCAACGTCTGAGCTTCAATAAGCTTAACAGACGATTCAAGCTGTTTAATAACAGCAACCAAACGATCACCTTCAATAGGAATATTCTTAGTCTCAGCAACAATCTTGGCAGATTGTTTATCCATCAAATTAATATGCTGACGCTTCTCATCAGCAGAAGCAAAAGATAATTCCTTATTAGCAAGGGCCAGCATAGTCTCAGCACGCTTCTTAATGGTGTCCACACCAACATTTTCAGTCTCAGCACCAACCTTACCAACTTGCTTGTTAGCAAGAGAAGTCTGGGCAGACTGATAACCAGAAGTAGAACCAGCAAGATACGGATTCTGAACTTGAGGCATGGCACCAGAAGGAGTAGAAGCACCACCAGCTTTCAAATAAGCAAGCATAGGATTCAGGCCAGCAGCCTTCATATCCTCGACTTGCCTTTGGTAAGCGGTGTTACTCATACGCTCCTGAAAAGCCATTTGCTCACGACCAAGACCAATATTAGCAGCATTGGTATCAGTTTGACCTTTAAAGCCAAGAAGAGCAGAACCAGCAGAAATAAGAGAAGAAGGAATAGCATTAACGACTGAATTAACAGTCTCAAAACCACCCTTCAACGTATCCAAAAAAGACATAAAAACCTTTCCCTCAATCATTCCCCGAAGGGAATGATAGAGGCTTAGAAATGATCGATAAGCCCAGGTACAGAGTACATAGGAAGAGGACGAGCTGCATTAATACTAAAAAAAGCATCAAGCAAAAACTGCTGACCATTAGCAGCAGCACCAACCGCCAAATTACGTGCAAGAGGCGGATTATCTTGAATAAAAGTACTATTCAAAGTAGGCAGCGAAGTAAACTTCTGAGCATAATGCCAAGGGTCAATAGTACCCGCTGCAGTAGAACGAAATAAACCAGTGATCTCAGAAGGGTTGTAGCGATATTCCGCCCAACGCTCCTGGTAACCAAAAACGTCTGAATCAGACGAACCACCAGTAACATAAATTTCCTTGTTTAACACAGCTTGTTCACCAAGCATAGCAAACGCGGGGAAATAATAATCATAACGAGTAGAACGGCTCCAATGGCGCCGTAAACCTTGCTGATAAGTCAAATCAGCGCGAACAGCAATAACACCAATAACATAACCATGCTCAACAAACGACTGAGTAAAACCGTGGTTATGAGCATGATAAACGCCCATAGCAGCTAAATTACCCTGAGGAGTAGTCTGGCCTGAAATGCCAGTACCAGTGGTTTGGGCAATAGGAGAAATATTAATAAGAGTAGAACCACCACCTAAATACTCAGGACGCTGAAGGCGAGCATCTGGCGATGTAACGCCAAAATGAGAACGCAAAATCTCGGTATAACGAGTACCACCGCGAGCATCGCGTTCAAGCAACTTTTGAATCTGAAAAGATTGACGAAGCTGATTAATAGTAGCAGCAGTAGCCTGTGACAAATCAGCATAAATATTCGGAAAACCAGTCGCAGCTGGAGAATTAGAACGAACAATAATATCCGTACCAGGATTAGAAGCAGAAGACCATGTTTGAGTAGTAGTAGAACCAGTTTCACGAATACTACCAACAGTACCAACAAAAGGATTTCCACCAGAAGAAACACCAATGCCCTTAACAGGAGCATAAGTACCCAATGGCAAAGTTACAGCAGTACCACCTTTCTGTGGCCATGGAAGTGAAGAAGTAAAATAATCATGACGCTTACCGCGTCTCTGAATAGCATAAGTAGTAGCAGGGGTAGCATCAGGACCATCACCCTTATCAACAGTTCGAGAATTCTGCAAATTCTCATCCCTAAACCATTGATTCCAAATCAAATTATAGGCGCGGGTAGGTAACGCCGAATGTGAAACCGTAGCACCAGCGGTAACTTGACCCACAGTCGGTAAACCAAGGTAGTCCTGTAAGGACCCGATAGCGTATCCACCAGCTGGGGATACTTGTTGCGGGATAGTGTAAGAAATAGAATCGGCAGGATTATCCTGCTCCCCCATAAACTTAACCCAATTCGTCCAAACCAAACGATTAGGAACAAAGAAAAAGAAGGAGTCCAAATGGAGATTATCCATAACCGGAAAAAGTGGGGTAGCCAAAC